TTACGCCGTTTGTAATTTTTAGACCATACGAATGGTTGAGAAACTATCTCGATCACGAAGGTGCACCAGTAAAACTTGTAGGCAGTGGCCGAGATAAAGATTACGGGCACTTAGGATTTAGCCATTGGGCTGTAGATGATGAAGATGCTTTAAAGGCGTTTCCTAATATCAAGATTTACAAACCTAACAGCGAAGAAGAATTAAGAAGTATCTGGCACGAGTTTATCTACAGTAATGAACCTTGCTATCTAAACATTAAAAGGACTTAGCTGTGAATAGACTTATTGATAAACTAGAAAAGCGAGATGATTGGTGGTGGCCTATGGGAGACCAAGGTTGCTGGAATTATATGCATCAGCATAGCGATGTTGTTGACAATCTCTGCACACATGTTCCAGAACGAAAAGTTGTTGTGCAAGCAGGTGGCAACGCTGGATTTTACATTCGTAAGTATGCAGAGAAGTTTGAAAGAGTTTACACATTTGAGCCAGAGCCATTGAACTTTTTAGCATTGTCGATGAATTGTGATTATCCTAATGTTGTAAAATTCAATGCTGCTGTAGGCGACGCACACAGATTTATAGCATTAAATCATCATGCACACGATGTCGGTGCAACTCATGTTCACGGCATGGGGACTATACCAACATTTAAAATTGATGACCTAGAACTTGATCGTTGTGACTTAATACAACTAGACACTGAAGGTTATGAATATTTTGGCTTGTTAGGTGCAGAACAAACAATTAATAAGTTTAAACCAGTTCTTTCTATAGAATGGCACGCACCATGGGCTCAGCGATATGGTGTTAAATTTGAAATGATTCAGTCTTTCCTAGACCGGTATGGATATAAGCATGTAGCAACACATGCGACCGACCTAGTTTATGTGCATCACAATGAATAACATACTAATTACAGGCGCAACAGGATTTATAGGTCGTTACCTAGTTGAACAATTTTATGAAAATAATAAGGTTGTTTGTCTAGTAAGGCCAGGAACAAAAAATCTAAAAAGAATTGCACAGTTCTCTGATAAGATCAAAATAGTTGAACATAATATCAGAGACCCTTACGATTTAAGTGTATTTAAAGACATAGATATTATTTTACATGCTGGAGCAAATCCAAGTGCTGCTGATAGTATTAGCGCACCTGTTGAATCTGTTCTAGATAATGTAATAGGAACATTGAATCTATTAGAACTAGCACGACAAATTAATCTTAAGAAATTTGTATATTACAGTTCAGGTGAAGTGTTTGGCCCAATACCAATTGGTAATGATAGTGACGCTGACGATGCGTATCGGTCCAACAGCCCTTATGCAGCCTCAAAAGCTGCTGGCGAAGAACTTTGTGTAAGTTATTCACATACCTATAATTTGCCTGTGAGCATCATACATATTAATAATACATTTGGCCCAATGTGCCAGCCAAATAGATTACCTACGATTATTATTAAAAAACTGCTCAACAACGAATGCTTAGATATTCATGTGGGTAAAGAAAATCAAATAGGTGGCCGCCGGTGGTTCTATGCAGGGGACGTTGCTAGTCACACGGACTTTGTAATTAGAGAACAAACAGCCCTGTGTGAAAAATGGAATAGTGCAGGCTACAAGTTTATTGATAATTTTGAGTTCGCCAATAACATAGCAGACATAATGGGTAGAACACTAAATTATAACTTTATACCAGTTGATAGGCCTGGACACGATCTATGCTTTTCAGTGGACCCACATAAGTTCTACGAAAGAGGTTGGATCGCACCATACTCCCATCAGCAAAGACTCGAACAGACTGTAAACTGGTATTTGAACAATCAGGATTGGCTTTATGTATAAAACTGTTTATGTTACAGGATGTTTAGGATTCATTGGATATCATGTTGCAAAATCTTGTTTAGAAAAAGGTTGGTATGTATGTGGTATTGATAAAGGTACCTATGCTGCTAATTGGAATCTACTCGATGATTTGCTTTCTTATAAGAACTTCAAATTTGAAAATAAAGATATTAATGAACTAACAATGATTTATGACTGCGACTATTTTATTAACACAGCCGCAGAAACTCATGTGGATAACAGCATTGTTAGTAGTTCTGAATTTGTAGACAGCAACATTAGTGGCGTACATAATATTTTAGAACTTATTAGAACAAAAATAAGTGGTAGAAAAAAGACACCTGTACTACTACATTTTAGTACAGATGAAGTGTATGGCGATCTAGATCAGGGTTTTCATAAAGAAACTGATCTATTAAAACCCAGCAATCCTTATAGTGCAACAAAAGCAGCAGCCGACATGTTGGTTATTGCATGGGCAAGAACATATAATTTGCCATATGTAATTGTCAGACCAACAAACAATTACGGCATTGGTCAATACACTGAAAAGTTTATCCCTCACGCTATCAAGTATCTAACACTAGGCAAGAAGGTTTTGCTGCACAATAAAGGCACCCCACGCAGAACTTGGCTTCACGCCAGCGATACTGCATCAGCGGTAATAACAATAATTGAAAAAGGCGTGACGAATGAAATTTACAACATTTCAGGAACCTTTGAAGAACAAAATATTGTAGTTGCAAGAAAGATTATAAACCTCTTAGGTCTCCCAGGCGATGCAGACCAATACTTGGATACCAACTACGAACGCCCTGGGCAAGATGTTAGATACGCAATTGATGATTCTAAAATCAAACAGTTAGGTTGGTTACCAAAAGCTAACTTTGACGACGAGCTTGTGAATATTGTAAAATATTACAAAGAAAACTTTATTTGGTGAAACTATGAAAAATTATCTTATTGGCGCGGTGCGCCCAATTATCAAACACTGGGGTTATTGGAAAGGCACAGGTGACAATCCTAGAGCTGAACGAGATCTCATCGACTATGAAAATATGTATGCTATTAGTCGAAGCAGCGCAAAAACCTACTTGGATGGTGAGTGGGAAGAAATTAAATTCACTGCTCCTGTATTAGATTCTAGAGCGTATCAGATAGCACATTGGTACATGATCAAAGAACTATGGCATAAGGAGCCCTGCAATATTCTGTGTATGGGCGCAGATACCATGTTCCTCAAACCCACAGAAGTATTTGGTAGATATAATAACATGATGATGTTTAATTATACTGACCCAAAAACACATGAAGAAATGCCTCATTATTTTAACGATGATGTCAGATACTATCCTGCAGAGATGAATCCGCAGGTTTGGGATTTAGGTGAAAGACTTATGGATAAGTGGTTCACTCATGCAGAAAATGATTGGAGTTGGGGACAGTTAATTCACAACTATCAACTATGGAGTCAAGGATTGGATGTATCTGAAGTACACGATCCAAAAATGGCTTTTCAGATTTTTAATCTAAACATTCCTTTTGCGGAGGAATGGAATAATTGTAAATTGGATGATGCTAATATAATTCACTTACACAGCAGTAGAGATACAACATCTAGAGTAGATGCAATGAGGCAAATTGCTGGTAAGTTTGATATTCCAGTGAATATCAAAGAGGAAACGATAGTACTGTAAGGTCAACATCAGACCCCACTTAAAGTTTTATATAAAATGATATGGTAGGCGCCTACCATATCCAACTTTGCGAACAGTCTGTGCAGTTCTGTTGCACTATATAGCGTATACTAAGAGGGACGCGGTTGTTCTTACTTGTTAGACTCACATGTATCTGTTCACACTTTTATTTAACAAAGAAAGAAAAAATCCTTAAGAAATACCATATTTTTTCTATCTATGGACGAGTTGTGTTAAAAACACGATGAAGCGCAGGTATTAGCATCACAAAACAGTAGACAAGAAACAGTTTTTTTGTTAAATATTAATAGTACAAAGGTAATAAACACATATGTTAATTCAAAAGCCATTAGATCAAGGCGATATTGTTAGTATCAAGTTGATAACTGGAGAAGAAATTTTAGGTAGATTTGATTCAGTTACAGATAATGAACTGCATATCAAAAAGCCCTGCACACTAGCTATGGGGCAACAGGGAATGGGAATTGTTCCCTGGATGATGACAACACAACCAGACATCACAAAGCTAAATAAAAACACCGTTATTGCATACGCCCCCACTGACAAGGAGATTGCAAAAGCGTATGTAGAGGCTACATCCTCTATTAAATTAGCATAAAAACTTTATAAGTCATTGAAAACTAAGCTAATTTAGCTATTGACAAAACTGAGACACCGCAGTATAATAAATTAATACGGAAATGGTTTTCGTATATGTATACCTATCTACGACAAGGCGTTTGCCCCTAAGGAGAGAAAGATATGATGATGAAACATTCGATGCACAGTATCATCTTAGTAATGGGATTGATGTTTGTGATTTTATTAACAGGTGTTATAACATCAGTTAAATTTGCATCTTTTGAAAAACCCAACTTCAGCGGTGCAACTGCTGAACAAATTGAAAAAGATCTAGACTGTCTTGCTATAAACATTTATAGAGAAGCGGCCAATGAACCTTTTGAAGGAAAGGTGGGTGTTGCACAAGTAACACTTAACCGCACTAAAAGTCCTGATTTCCCCAATACTGTATGTGGGGTAGTTTATCAAAAGAACAAGTTCGTGGGGCGAGTTGTTTGCCAGTTTAGCTGGTACTGTGACCGTCGTCATAGAACAAGAGTTATAGATGAGAATCTATATGAAGAAAGTTATAAAGTTGCAAAAATGGTTTATGTAGAAAACTTTAAACTAGAGTCACTTTCAAATGCGCTCTACTATCATGCAGACTATGTAAATCCAAATTGGAACAAAAAGAAGATCACAAAAATTGGTCGTCACATTTTTTACAAAGGATAAGTTATGAAAGACATTTTTAACAACATTGAAGCTAGTCTTAAGACACTTGGTAAGAAACTTGCGTCCGACTTTAATAGCGTAATTAAGCAGGTCACAGTTGATACACTTGGCTGGACAGGCTTAGTTGCACTACAAGCCGTTACAGTCCCTTCCTTACTTGGGCTGATGAGCGGTCTCACAGACACTACACCCCCCATTGATATGGTAATCATTCTGTGGGTAGCTATGGCTCTTTTCTATCTAAAAGCATTGCTAGAAAAGAACATGGTTGCATTGATTATTTTAGGATTTGGCTTTATTGGTCAGTCCCTGTTAATGGCACTCATATTTTTTAAGTAAGGCGAACAAACATTAATAAGGAGGAGGAGTAATGTCCCTTAAACAAGGCATTAGTCTAACCATTAGAGATGTTGTCGCGGCTTTAACCATTGGAGTTTTATTTGCGTCAACTAATGCGTTAGCAGCAGCACCTAGTCATGAAAATCTAGTTGCAATTAATAAAGAAACACACGAAGATCGTCGAGAGCTTCTATGTTTGGCAACGAACATTTATCATGAAGCAGGTGGTGAAAGTGATAAGGGTAAAGCAGCAGTAGCTCATGTTACCTTGAATCGCGCAAAAAGTCCACGGTATCCAAATGATATTTGTAAAGTAGTATATCAAAGATCTAGTAGAACATGTCAATTTAGTTGGACATGCGATGGGAGATCAGATATAGTACCAAACAAAAAGTATAACAAAAGATGGCAGGATAGTTTACAGATTGCTTTACTTGTTATAGACAAGATCATAAAGGATCCAACCAACGGTGCAATGTTCTTTCATGAAAGATCAATAAATCCCGGGTGGCGACGGTTGGTACGCACAGCACATATAGGAAACCATATCTTCTATAGACACGGTTAACACTAGCCCCTGTGTTTTTGCTAAATATAAAATAAGCACTAACACAGGGGTTTTTTATGACTAAATTTTTAACAGCAGCATTAGTTTTAATGTTTGCTTCAACAGCATCATTTGCACAGGTAAGCGAAGGCAAACAGAAAGCAGGTGTAACTTATGATGCAACTGTACTCAGAGTTATTGACGGTGACACCGTTGCGTTTGCAGCACCTTGGTTGCCTGCGCCACTTAAGAAAGAACTAAGCATCAGAGTATTTGGTGTAGACACACCTGAAAAGAGTTTCCGTGCTAAATGCCCAGCTGAAGATAAGTTGGGTCAAGCAGCAACATCATTTACCAAAGACTCAATCGCAAATGCTAAGAAGCTAGAAATTGTTCTAATGGATTGGGACAAGTATGGTGGTCGTGTACTAGGAGACGTTATCATTGATGGTCAGAGTTTGAGAAAACTTCTAATCACAAAAGGCTATGCTCGCGAATATTACGGCGAAGCAAAGACCAGCTGGTGTAATTAATCTATAGGAGTATACCATGTTAGATACATTATTTTGGATTTTGGTTGGCGCATTTGTTGGTTGGCATTTCCCAGAACCAATTTGGGCAAAGATGATAAAAGAAAAAGTTTTAGGAATGCTAAGGAAGTAACCTAAAAAATTACTTGACAAAACAGAGGGATGATATATAATATAAAGTATAGAGGACTTTATTGACGCTCATCCCTCTTTAAATACTCTGCGTGTCATTGATAATCTAACGGAGATACACAATGGCAAAATATCTATCAACAAAAACATACGGGAACGATCGCGGACTTAGCTGCACATTTAGACAGTGGCGCAGCTCACATAGTCATTGCAGTTTGATACACGGATACTCTCTAGGTATCAAACTAGTATTTGAAAGTGAAACACTAGACGACCGTAACTGGGTCATGGACTTTGGCGGCCTCAAAGCATTTAAGGAATGGTCAGAATACATGTTTGATCATACTCTAATTGTTGGTCATGATGATCCTCATCTACCTTTCCTTAAACAGATGAACGACATCGTTACTATCGGAGCATTCAACGATCCAACCAGTGACAAGCCCAACGAGAGGGGCGCATTATGTGATTTGCGTGTTGTCGAAGGTGTAGGCTGCGAAAAGTTTGCAGAGCTTGTATATAAGACCATGCAAGAAATTCTCGAGACTTACCAGCGTGGTGAGAGTTACACACTACCTAATGGTAAGACATTTAGCTGCCGCTATCCTGTAGGACAGGGTGTACGCCTGCGTAGTGCAGAAGTATTCGAACATAGTGCTAACAGCGCAGTATACGAAGGCTAACTTAACTTAATGTCCTTGAGACTATTAGTTACAATAGAAGCTAAAAAGTTTTTATCAGTAACTAATTCAAAGTTTCTCAAGGACATTTTTTTGAGTTCTTTGTGATCAATTATAGTGCTATGAAAATCATCTGATAAGAATTTTGCAATAGTTTGCACTCGCTGATCACCTTCTAGCGTATCGTCAACGGCATCTACAATTTGCATGCCTAATTCTTTCAACGATGTATTTGCACCACTAGCACTGATAATTAATGGTGGAATTCCTAATAGAAAATACCTCCAGGTTTTTTCTGACAGGAAGCCCTGTGGATTCGGGTAATCAGAATTAGTGTAATTAAACACTTCGACTGCTGTGCCCCATTTAACTTTCTCGCTCCAAGTCAAATCTATGTAGCGGCTACCGCTGAGATCCTTACAGGGCGCATTAGGTAATACTTTAGGTAAAGTATCCATGTATTTGTCTAAAAATTCGTTTACTGTTTTAACTGATTTATTAGCGATAGCAGTTTGATGTCTTAGCACATTTGGACTTTTTATCCAATCGTTCGCTATAATATCGCCTTCCTTATTCCATGCTAATGTCCAAAAGCATTGGTCCAATATGTTTAGCGTGTCTAGTTCTGCCAGTAAACTTACTCTATGATAGCGTGGCTTTCTATTATATACCATAGCGTGATATTGAAAATCTCTGCACGATCTGATAGATTCTAATGCGTCCAATCGAGCCTGACGTTTTATTTGATCATCAACTAACTCCGGGACTGAACATGCGGTATAAATTGCAAACATATCCGAGTATGGCAGTACCACTACATTTGTTAAATTTGTATTCTTAAAATTGTAGTTTGATGTATGTAGATATATTTTCTTAGGTACAAAGTTCAGTTTTTCAAGCAACTCTAAAAGATTATTTTTACCGCAAATAAATGAACCTCCCTCATTATAATCGTGAATGAGAACTGTACAGTTTGTAAGAAACTGTTTTAGCAAATGTGCCGGGATCATCGAAATATCCGCATCACTGATTTCGTAAACTGTATTAGTGTTGTCTAATATTGCTTGGTATATAGATGCACCCGTTGTGCCAAACTTTCTACCTAGAAAAATATTATGATTTTTTAGCTGGGATGCAATGGTGCTGCCTAGTATGTTACAATCTTTGTTCCAAAAACTTAAATAGAAATCATTGTTATGGTCAGACAAAAAAGTGTCTATTAAACCAGCCTTTGAGAAGCCTGGTATATGTGGTAAAGAAATTTTTTCAATGTATAGCATTACTCGATATTTATGTATAGTTTTAACAGCGCAGAGGGATTAAAGAAAGATAAATATATGCATGGGAATTGGAATCGTAGCACTACTTACTTCATTACTGGTTGCAGCCATCGCTGCATATTTTAGTATCGCTGGACTAATGGCAATCTTTAGCGGTGCTGCATTAGCAGTAGCCGTTATGGCAGGTAGCCTAGAAGTAGCCAAACTTGTTACCGCTAGTTGGCTATATCGTAACTGGAAACAAACCGGTTACTTTTTAAAAACATATCTAACTGTTGCTGTATTTGTACTAATGATTATTACATCATTAGGTATCTTTGGTTATCTATCCAAGGCGCACTTAGATAAAGCTGTACCCACAGGTGATGTGGCTGCTCAAGTGCAGTTAATTGATGAGCGCATTTCAATACAGGAAGACAACATAAAATCGCAGCGCGAAAATATTACCGCTGCTAGAGCTACTCTAGGGCAGATGGATGCTCAAGTTAGTGCTAGATTGGATCGCGGAACTAGTGAAGCAAGTGCTGAGCGTTCTATACAAATTCGCCGCGGACAAGCATCAGAACGCAGAGCATTACAGGGTGAGATTACAAAATCCCAACAAGAAATTGAAAAGTCTAATAGTGAAATTGCTAAACTACGAGAAGAAAAGGCACCGATCGCCGGCGAACTACGAAAAGTAGAAGCTGAAGTTGGTCCTATCAAATATGTTGCTGCACTAATATACGGCGATAATCCGGATGCCAATTTGCTAGAGCGAGCTGTTCGATGGATGATCATTTTACTAGTAGCAGTCTTTGATCCATTGGCTGTTGCACTATTAATTGCTGCTAACCAGTCGCTGAGTAGACATGGTATACATTTAGAAAAACCAGATCCAGAGCCTAAGCCAAAAGATAAAGATGATGAAATCAAAGAAGATTCTGTCAGCACTGAAATTGACCCAGATATAGAAGACAAGCAAATACCTTTGGATTTTGAAGAGCAAGACCAAAAAAAAAGATCCTTGAGCTGGAAAGATTACTCACTGAAAAACCCAAAACAGTTGTGGAGTACATTGACAGATTGGTCGAAGTCCCCGGTCCTGAACGCATCGTTGAGATTGAAAAACCTGTTGAAAAGATCGTAGAAGTTGAAAAAATAATTGAAGTTCCTGTTGAAGTAATAAAAGAAGTCATTGTACCGCAAAGGGTAATAGAAGTTGACAAGGAAACTGTAGAAAAAATTATTAAGATCACTAGAGAGAAAAACAGTCTCACTGAAGATAATAAAAAACTAAAAAAACACATCGATGAGCTAGAACAAGTAGTAAATAAACAGCCAGAGATAGTTGAAAAGATCGTAGAGGTACAAGTTGAAGTACCTGTAGAAGTTGAAAAGGCTGCAACTGGTGATTTAAAACATGCTGCTAGATTATTAGCACAAAGTGAATTTAACAAAGAGGACCTTACTGTAGATCAGATATTTGAAATTTTACAAAAAAGTTCAGAAGACGAAGTAAGGAAAAAGATTGGTTTCTGGGCGGTGCCTTTACCAAAACAAGATCCTTCAAACACAACAGACAAACGATACATAGGTAAGAAATAATGCCAGAAACCAAAATGCTAAATTGCAGTTTTTGCGGGAAAAGCAGGGACAGCGTTGAAAAACTTATCGCAGGCCCTAATGTTTATATCTGCAACGAATGTGTTGTTTTAAGTTACAACATTGTTCAAAAAATAGACAAGCCAGAAGAAGAATCAGATTTTGGCACACTACCTAGTCCAAAAGAAATTAAGGAACACCTAGACGAGTATATCATTGGCCATGAAAGTGCCAAAGAATTACTAAGCGTCAGCGCATATAATCATTATAAGCGTGTGCTGTCCGATGACGAAACCATAGAACTTGAAAAAACCAATGTACTTCTAATTGGACCTACCGGCACAGGTAAAACACTATTTGCTAAGACATTGGCTAAGAAATTAAATGTTCCGTTCGCCATTGCTGATGCTACTACACTAACTGAAGCAGGTTATGTAGGCGAAGACGTTGAAAGTGTTCTAGAACGACTATTAACTATTGCCGACTTTGACATTGACCTTGCACAAAAGGGCATAGTATACATTGACGAAATTGATAAAAAAGCAAGACGCAGTGAAAGCAATGTTGCTACTCGCGATGTAAGTGGTGAGGGTGTACAGCAAGCATTACTACGGTTAATTGAGGGTACAACTACCAAAGTAAAAATATCAACTGGTAAAAAGTATGCTGACGATTATATAGACTTTGACACAACTAATGTGTTGTTTATAGTAGGTGGTGCGTTTGTTGGTATTGAAAAGAATATTGAACGCAGATTACGCAAGTCAAGTACAATTGGGTTTGGCGCTAAGGTAATTACCGAAGCAGAAAAGCAGAACTTGTTACGATCTGTTTCAGCTGAAGATTTAATTGACTATGGATTAATTCCTGAAATATTAGGTCGCTTACCAATTATTGCACCACTAGACAAGCTGTCTGACGAACAGTTAATTCATGTGCTAACATCCGTGAAAAACAGCATTCTAAAGCAGAACCAAAAACTATTAGAAATAGATAATCTTAAATTGTCGTTCGGGGACGAGTTCATACGAACGGCAGCAACACTTGCTATAAAGAGAAAACTTGGCGCTAGAGCGTTAAAGGGTGTTGTGGAGGAAACTCTAATCAATATTATGTACAGAGCACCCGAACTCAAAAAACAAGGCGTAGTTGAAATAATACTTGATAAGTATCCAGTGTCAAGTAGTCATGCACCAATTCTAAAATACGAAGATGGCAGGACTGAAATTGACACACAGTATAAAACATACAGAGGCATAAATGAAGAAGTGGACTGAGAATCGTAATTTCGATCGTAGCGCAGGCAACGAGAATGAGAAGCATTTTACTGGTTCTAAAGTAGAAGTAAGAAACAATGATGTTAACTATGCGCTGAGAAAGATGAAGAAAATTCTCGAGCGTAATGATTTCCAAAAAGATCTAGCTAAACACGAGTTTTATGAAAAACCAGGCGTGAAGCGCAAGCGTGCAAAAGAATCAGCTAAGAAGCGTTGGCAAAAAGAAGTTAACAAAATGAGAATGGCTGGGGTGTGGCAAGACCGCGCATCTGGTGATTTGAAATACATGAAAAGCAAGCGTAAGCGCCGTAAGGTTCTCGATCGCGAGACCATGCTTACTAACTTGATACGATCACGCAATAAGCAGTAATATGTCTCAGAATATTGTGGTAGTAAGTGGAGGATTTGATCCTGTCCATAGTGGTCATATTGCTATGATCAACGATGCTGCTCGCTTTGGTCAAGTTGTTGTTTTGTTAAACAGCGATGAATGGCTTACTCGTAAAAAAGGTAAGCCTTTTATGCCCTATGCTGAAAGAAAGAATATCCTAGAAAACTTTAAAAATGTTGCTCATGTTTTAGATTTTGATGATACTGATAATACTGCAATCAGTGGATTGAAAAAAATAAAAAAACATTTTCCCTACGATAAGATTATTTTTTGCAACGGCGGCGACCGTACTAAAGAAAATATTCCTGAAATGTCCGTTGAAGGCATAGAATTCAAGTTTGGTATTGGTGGAGAATATAAAGCAAACAGTAGCAGTTGGATCTTGCGTGATGCTCTAGCTAACTACACCGAAGAGCGTGTTTGGGGCAAGTTTGCAGATCTCTATACTACTACTGGCTGCAAAGTCAAGGAACTTGTTGTCAAGCCTGGTCAAGGCATCAGTTACCAGCGACATTTTAAGCGTAGTGAAGTTTGGTTTGTGCGTTCTGGTAAGGGTGTAGTTAAACATTCTAAAGATGCTGAACCTTTAAATAACTATTCGCTTACAGACATTTATCAGCACGATATTTTTATTGTAAAGCAAGGCGAATGGCATCAACTTTACAACGAAAGCAAAGACGATTTAGTCATTATTGAAATACAATATGGCAGCGAAACTAACGAACAAGACATCGAAAGGTTAGAATATTATGGAACTACTTAGAAAAAACCTAATCCGAGCAAGTGCTGCTCATTTTGAATCTCATATTCAAAAGCATAAAATGAACATCGAAGTTATCCTAAGCAACCCAATTGCTATCCATGATCACACAGATATCATGACAGCTATTGAGCTTGAGCTTGCACAGATTGCAGAATATGAAGATAAACTGGATGCACTTAAGAACCACTTTCCAATTGGCGAATGAAAGCACTCATAACGTCAGTTGTTGAATACATTCGAGAGGATTGGGCAGAGAATAAAATCCGCACAGTCCTCGAGATTACAGCCTGGGTAAATAGTATTGGATGCAGTATTATTATGGCATTCACTTTACCTAATCCCCCATTTCTAATTCTATATCCGATGTTTATAGCCCATTGTGCGGTGTTTGCTTATTGTGCGTATACCAGGGGCAGCACAGGAA